GGTGTGTTAGTTGGTGTCTGCGTATTGGTCGGTGTTAAAGTATTTGTAGGGGTCTGTGTTGGTGTTTGACTTGAAGTAATACTTGGAGTAGGGGTAGGTGTATTAGTGGTCGTAGAAGTGATTGTAGGGGTCGGTGTGGGTGTATTTGTTGCAGTATTAGATGGTGTTGGTGTTGGTGATGAACCATAAGATGGCGTTGGAGTATTTGTTGGTGTTGAAGTTGGTGTAGTCGTAGGTGTTGGTGATGGTGGGATACACTCACCAATATTTGCATAATAAAAACTACTACTTTCAAATGATGGTGATATAAATTGTGGTTCATTACAACTACATATTCTTTCAGTAGTATCGGCAGATAAAGTGGTTGTAATAACATTTTTACTTACACAATCAACATAAGAATATGTTATTGTATTTTCTTGCGAACGATTATAAACATCATAAGTAGAACAATCACATACAAAAGTCGGTGTTGGTGATGGTGTCGTTGTATTTGTCGGTGTAGGGGTTGGTGTAGGACTTTCAGCAGGTGGTGGTTCTGGCGTTATACATAAACCAATAGTGGTAATTCTAACTGGACCAAATATTGAGTTAATACACGCACATAATTCTATACTTTGATTACCAGCAATAAAATCACTTCTTCTATTACCATAACAATCAGTCCAATTATATAACTGAGTATATGGTTGTAGATTTTCAATAACATATTCAACACAAATACAAGGTGTAGATGATGGTGTAGGGGTTAAAGTAGGACTAGGTGTTATAGATGGAGTTATTGGATTAGTTGGTGTTATAGATGGAGTAGGGGTTGGACTAACTGGTGGATTATTTATATCATCAAATACCTCTAACTCACCATCAAAATCATAATTTAAGCATTCTTCACAACTATTGGAAATTTGTAATTCATATGAACTTCTATATTTTACATTTATTCTTGTAAATTCAACATCACCAGGGTCATCTATTATGGATAATTCCATACAACCACAATTTTCTTCTGTTATAAACTTACCATTATACGCAAATAAAGACCAATTTATATCACTATTGGTATATAAAGTTTCACACTCACTACTTTCACAAGGTTCAGCTTTAAGATATAACTTTCTGTGAGGTCTATATTCTTTCGTTAATTTAACTAATTCAACGTCAGCTAACCCTCTATTCAATAAAGAATAATTACTTATCTTATTTACCCTAAAAATAGTGTTGTCGATTAAGATTTTTTCATTATGGGATAATTGTTTTAATTCAAAAGGGTCAAAATACATTTCACATTTAACCAATCTGTTATTGGAGTTAGTTAAATCATCAATATAATCTTTGTAGTATATGTCGTATAAGGTTTCAGCATTTTCATAATTTAACTCCACTTCATCAAATCTGTCGTTCTCCCATTCTATATAGTGTGAAAAATTACTTACACCAAATGGATACGTATTAAATCTATTTTGATTTCGCCAATTATAAATTGCAGTAAAATAATCATCAGCCCAATAGTAAAAATCATATACGTTTGTACCACTAACTATATTACCTAACGTTTTTGTTGGTATAACTGCGGACTTGAATAATAACTTTGGTAATGTTCTATAAGGGTTAAACTCTAATGATATTTCCCCATCTTTTTCTTCATCTTTCCTTACAAAATAATAAGGTATTGTCGCATAGTTATTTTGTGGAGAACCATTTAAGACCTTATCAACTTGACTACCAAATATAGTATCAAAATTAGTTTGACTATCTTTATAATCTTGTGATAATTCAACCCTTCTACTTCCAAATACATCAGCGTTTGCTTTCTTAAACTCAGTATTAGCATACCCTTCATCTTCACTATAATTGTAATTTAACGTACCTTCAATAATACTTGTTATTGGTTGTATAGTTATTGGTGCGTCTCTATTAACCTTATCAGTCCAATCTAATATTTCACCAGTACCAATCCAATCTATAACTGGCTCCACCCTTAAACTATTAAGGTCATTAGGTATTGGTAATACTAATAAATTAAAAAACTGATTTATAGTTTGTAAAAACTCCAATTGTTTATACTGGCAACAAGGGAATTCTTTATTAACCTCTAATATACCATTTGGTATTTGTCTAGGCCCATTTATTATTTCAAACTTAAAATATGTTAATACAAAATTAGCAGCACCAGTACTTTCAAAATCCACTGCAAAATATCTTTCAACATCATATACATTATTAAATGTAAAATCTATAACAATATTGTTAAGGTTAAAACCTGGCTGAATTGTATATGGTCCAGACTGATAAATTGTTGAACCAGAGACCATATTTGATGGTGGTTGTGGATATAATGGTTGTTCTTCTCTAATTGAAAAAATACCCACCGCATTTAAGTTTGTATTAGGGTTAAACTCGTCGTTATAAGCTGAAAACGTTATTCTTGCAGTATATATACCTTTTGGTTTTAACTTAAAAACATTATATGAAGTCTGTGCGCTAATGTTGTCTTTAATAACTGGAAAATGGGTAATTCTATTACTAGCAATTGTATTGATTGGTTGTGGTATTATATTATACCACGTATAAGCTGAACTTGATATGGGATTACCACTTAATTCAAAACCATAATTTGGTATTACAGACTGACTTGTATATAAACTATCATTTGAAAATGTTAAGGGTAAATAAAACCTCTTAAAATAGTTCGTATCGAAAAAATCACTTACTATATTATAACCCGCTTCTTCAAATATCTTTTCATATAAAGTTTTAATTCTTACAGATGGAGTTAAATACGTAAATGGTAATGGATTATTATTGTTGTTAAAAAAACCATCTTCTACTATCGGCTGACCTAATGCATCAAAACCATTAAACGACCAGTCTATAATTGGTGATTGTGTATAATCTATCTTTTTTTCATCTAATGTTAAACCCGAATATTGAAATCCCTTATTTAATATCGAATAATAAATATCACCATTTACTAAGGGGTCTGTTGAAGTTAATGATGCATCGTTTCTCATATCATCATCAATCAAATAAGTTTCAAATACTGAACTAGTATAAGGGTGGTCTAAATCAGTTAAATCTAAATTAACCAATAACTTATCACCGATATTACTAACAAGATTTCCCACTTGCGAATAAAAGGAAACGTCATAAATGATTTCATCTTTTATACGAGTGGCATTATTTAACCGAATATACCCTTCATATAATATATTACCATCTAATATTATTTCACAATTAAACTTACGTCTAACATCATAATCAAATGTTGAACTGGCAAAATCGTAAAAGTGATTAAATATATCATTATTATTCTTTGAACCAGGGAGCTTAAATGATTGTGTAAAATCACTATTTTTTTTGGTTATATCTTGTATCTCAGCAAAAGATATTTCTAAACTGATGTCTTCATTATCATAAAGGTCTAAGTCCCTTATAACCCCGTTAATTCTAGTTCTTAATATTAACATTAACCTTGCGTTCTATAATAATTTATTGGTGTATATTCAAAACTGAAACTATATTGAAAAATCTTATTATATCTGTTTTTATATTCAGTTATTGTATTTGCATTTAATGTGACTGGTAATAAATAAGGTGAATAACTTTTTTCTGTTTTTCCCAACCAATTATGGTCTTTTATAATATAGATTTCGGGTGATTGGAATATATCCATTATAATCGGTTTATCGTTGTCCTCCAAATACCAACTTTCAACTTGCATCTCAACCTTAATATCTTGGTCGTATATAACATTTCTACGTTGCGTAGATAATTCTGCATAATTCTCCAAGTCTTTTATCCCACCTTGTGAATAAGTTTTTCTTTCAATACTTTTTTCCTCCACTGCCTTTCGGTCAAACGTATAAGTATCAAATACCCCTTGTCTGTTTAAGAATAAGATATGGACGGGGTCAGTTAAACAATTATTTTCTTCCAAATAATATTCAACAAACTCACTACGAATATCTGCAATATCCCATTGCCCCACTTCACCACTAGTACCTGCCCATATACCTACCTTACCACCAGCAAGGTCGGGTCTAATAACATTAACATATTTTATTCTTTCATTTTGTGGTGGTAATGTTGTATAGTTATTATTACTGAATTCAGTAAAACCAGTAACAAGATATTCTTGGTTCTGGTCGGGTGATGTTAAAACATATACACTTTCAATATCATTAGAAAGGGTTATTTCATTATCAAATTGTAATCCACCATTAAAAAATGAAACTAATATGGGACACTGAGGGTGATGCCGTCTTCTCCTTATTCTATATACATCACCAGCAACAACATCATTATTTATGTTATATAATTTATCACCAAACGTTGTTAAAAATCTATTAGGGTTTTCATCAGTTAATGTATTACCACTTATTCTATAATTATATAGTTCCCAATAATTCTGTTGTTCTACTGGTTCGTTAATATTCCAATAGTTAGATGATAATGCGGTATAACTACCTTGTCTTAATGTTGTGCCAGGCCATATTGTTATTGGTGGAAAGGTAAATAAATAACCTTCGGGATATTCTATATTTTGTAATACCCACCCTTCATATGATGGAGAACTAAACCAACCATATCTGTATCTAATTCCCGTATATTTTTCATCTAAAAAAAATAAAGAACCATTTATTGCAGCGGTTGGGGTATAGACACCATTTGGTGTTGTCGTATTACCCGAAGCATAAATAATAGATTGAGTAATGTTGGTATGTTTATATATAACCCCTGGTTGTAATAACGAACCATCGGGTATATTTGCACCCGCACCATACCAATTTATAGTATTTGTCGTTGCAGAATATAATGTCGGCACATTACTTAAAGTCGATGTAAATACAGATGGTGGTGTTGAAACGTCTGTTGATATTATTGTTGTTGTCGTTCCGTCAGTATCCGTATATTGCTCTCCAACTATTATTCTATAATCCCTTACACCATATCTGTCGGGGTAATTAACATTACCATTATAACCATTTGATGTTGTTATACCACTTAAATTAGATAATATACCATAAGGGGTCGTATCACTTGTATTTTGTGAAGTATATTGTGCGTCTTCACATCTTGCATTACCTTCAACATAATTTTCAATAATACGTTGAACGTTTATTATTCCCCTTCCATAAGTATTTGGACTTATTATTTGTCTTGCTATTTTTGTTGGATTACTTGTGGTCGTATCAACATATACATCAATAACATATCTAAAATCAGTATTACCATTAAATCACTACTAAAACTATAAATATGGTCTGTATTACTCGGCGTGAGTTGAAAAGGTCTTTGATAATTTGTAATCATATTATTATTTCGTTGTTAAATGGTATAATATCCTCTACCAAATGCTCTATAAAATCTTCAACTGATGTTCCAACTTCATCAAACATTTCTGTATTTATTTGTTTATCTAATGCTTCAATAGCCGTATCGTAAAAATATGTCGGGGCAATACCGAACTTCTGTATATTCTTACTAATACCAAATGCCGCACTTTTGGCTTCCCTCCCCTCTAATCCTAATCTTTTTTGAGCCCATAACTCTAATGGTCTAATCGGCACATAACTACCAGGTCTTCTACCATCATTAACCCATTGCCAATACTCGTTCATCAACACCTCCACTTCTTGTGTTGAAGGGTGATAATTATAAGTTATACTATCATATAAAGACTGATTATAACCATAATGAACTCCCGCCCTTTTTGTCGCTGAACCCGTTGTTTGTCTTACACCATCATAACCTGGTGAATAAGGGTATTTTAATCTTAATGCCGCCTTTAACTTATCTACAAAAAGCTCACCATATAACTCTAATATACCATCAATATTCTCGTCCATTATTTCTTAAAATCTTTATATGGGGCAATACAGCGATTGAGAGGTTTATCTACTATAACTTGAAGGGATAAGTTCCAACCAAATAATCTGTCTTCATACATTTCATTAAACGGAGTTATAGAGGTGGGCAATACAATATCATATTTATCGTAATAGTCCCCTTGTGATGTTTCAACAGAATACTTAAACTGAGCCAATACGTCCTCAGCATATTCCAACGTATCACTCCATAAATCAACTTGTATCTGTTTATTCTTAACGTTGTCTATATCACATACGATGATGTTGAAGTTATACGTAATTAAACTATCCTCACGTGTTGCCTGTTGAGGTATAACGTATAATAAGGGGTATAAGGGGGCTTCGTTCTTTTCTGTGTTGTCCTCCCCGTCCCTTTGTTGTGTTAAATAAATTAAATCACGCAAATCACCAACACCAAACGAGTTAATCATCTTATGTTTTTCAACCAACAACTTTAAGTCGTCAATTATATATTTCAAATTATAATACTGAGCCATTTTGTTTTAACATTTTTTGATATTCTTTATCTCGTTCCTTATTTAATTCGTTCATATAAGTTAAAAAGTTTAATACGTAATATAGTGGCATCTTAACTACTTCTTCGATATTCTTAATGTCCTCGCCAGCCAAATAAACGATTGTCGAATACCAACCCCAATGCTGCGTAAATGTTTTTGGAGCTTCTTTAATGTCCTTTTCATCTTCCACCACGTCCTCAAATAAAAGGGGGTAGTTTCTTTTAAGCGTTTTCTTAAAGTTGTTAAAAAAAAAAGGGAGCCTTGAAGATATTTAACCTCCAAATCCTTAAATAACTTTTTCCTTTCCTCTAATGACTTAATATTATATGTTTCCCCTTCTGGTAAATATAACATCGCAATAAACTCGTTCATATTCACCTTCTTATAACTTTCATCTTTTGATAAAAACGTATCAATATCTATAAAATGACCGAATGATAAATTATTAACATCAACGAACTTATATGTTATGTCGTTAAACTCGAATTCGGGATAAAACCTATTCCCTAAATTGATGAAATACTGACTTAAAAAATCTGCTGCTTTTTTAACCTTAAAGTAATTTACCAACCTTAACTGGTCTTCTTTAATACCAGTTGATATGGATACAAGCGATAAAGTAAAATCTTCTTCTTGCTCTAAATCTTTATATAAGTTTAATCTCGCCCACATATCTAAGGTGGGGGCTTTAACCTCGTAGTCCTTTCCGTCTAACTCAATAACTATTTTTCCGTCCATACTAATAAATATAATATTGATTATTGTTTCATCTATGTTTAGTAAATATGATATGTCCCTTTCGTTTTCTTCTCCCTTAAACTATTAAGTGATATGGCTAAGGACATAATCGTATCATCATGCGCTCCATCTATTGCTTTATATTGAACTTTTCTTGTGGTTGGACTATAACTATAACTGAACGTATTTAACTCGTTGTATAAGGGTCTAAATAAGTTCTCTGTGGGTAATCTTAACTCACCCGTGTTTAACTGATAAATCAAATCTTCTATAATCTGTTGTTTGGACTGGTTGGTTGTAATAAAAGGGTGAATGTTCTTATACTTCTTGCTTAACATATCATATAAGGGGTCTCCAATACCATTAACCTCCATCATCGCTGTTGCCTTATAACGTTGAAGGTGATTTAACATTTCATTTAATATGGTGTCCCACGGCTTGTTGTTGTCCCTATAAATAAACACAACGTTCCCTTCATCGTCCAATATGGTTAATACCGAATAATCTTGTTGTCGTCCAACGTCAATACCCGCATAATACTTCTTATTCTGTTGTGGAGGTCTCCATTCGTTTAATACACAATATCGGTCAATATCCTTAAATACTGAACCACCACCATCGACCCATAACCCCATAACCTCAGCCTTAAAGATGTCCTCTGGCATGGTCTTCTTTGCTTCATCTAAATCCTTGGGGTCAATAAATGGGTTGTCGTAGGACGAACCTTGAATGCTTACATATTCTTTATTGTCGGGGTCTTTACCCAATAAGTCCAACTTATATAAGTAATTTCCCTTATTCTTTGGTGTTGATAAAAACAATACCTTTTTCCCTTTTACCAATATTGTTGGTTTTAAGATTTCAACCCATACGTTGTCCTTAACAAATGCTGCCTCATCTATAATTAAATAATCATTTGTATAACCCCTTAACGTATCGGGGTTTTCTGTTGAACGAAATAATACTTTTGACCCGTTGATTAACTCCATTTCGTAGTTGGAACGATTGGAAGAAACTAATATCGGTGTCCCCGCAATTGCGTTATAAACATCATCAAATACCTTTCTAACTTGTGAGTAGATGGGAGCACAAAACATCGTTGTTGATTTATTATTCTCCAACGACCATTTCAATAATAAGTTTGTGGCTAATAAGGACTTCCCCACTTGTCGTCCAACTATAAGTGTTGCGTATTTAACATCGGGGTCTTCAATCTTATTTATCCACTCCTTTTGTTTATCATAAGGACTGAACCCTTCAACATCTATAATCATAACCCTTCAATCATATTAACCAATTTAATATTATAATCCCCTTTTAATCATTAAGTCAATATATTCTTTTTCTTTATCTATCAATATATATTCTCTACCATTATTTTTTGCAGCCAGACCAGTTGTGCCAGTACCAGCAAACATATCCAATACAACATCACCAGGTTTTGTGGATAATAATAAACAAGTTTCAGGCAGGGCTATTGGATATCCTCCGTGTCCGTATTGTGATTTTGTTTCTTTTCTTCCAAAATCATTTTTATCAACTTTACTACCTTGATTAAATGGTATTTCCCAAACATTTCCAACATTTTTTGTTTTGAATATTTTGGGGTTTTTATTATACGCATCTTTTTTATTCAATTCAACACCTGCTGATGTATGCCTCAACATAAAAACATATTCAACTTGATTTGTTAATTGTCTATTTGAATTACAAGGCTGTTGATTGTATCTATACCAAACGATAGTATCGTGTAATTTATACATCAATTCTTCACTCGCTATGTTTAATATCTCAAATGCTCTTGTGGTGATTTCACTATCGTTAATAACATTTAACCAAAATGTTCCATCTGTTTTAAGCACTCTTTTACATTCTTTTAACCATATTTTAGACCATCTCATATATTGAGCGTATGAATTAAAATATGCTTCATAAGCAAAACCTTTCCAATATGGAGGTGATGTGATAATACAATCAATACTATTATCTTCAATTTTCTTTAATTCATCTATGCAATCCCCTTGTATAATCATAACCTTTCAATCATTTTATCAAACCATAAGTCCAAATTGTAGTATCTACTATTTGTTCCTTTATCACCATACTCTCCATTATTATCACCTTCTTTTACTCCAATACCAATACCATAAGCATTTTTATTAAATCCATTACTTTTTCTAATTTTATTATTACCACTTTTGTAGATATTACCATCATTTAACATATCATCACA